TTACGTTTGCGGAGCGTGGGCTTGAGGCCGTGTCGCCAAAGATCGGAACCCTCGAATACAACGAGTTCATCGAACATGCGTTAAGCTGCTCCTCTTCCCATCATTGCGGGCATGTTGCCCGAGTTCACTCCGTAAGGGGCGCCTGGAACTCTAGCGCCCGGTGCCATGCCCGGGGTCTGTCCAAGCGGGAATCCGTTGTTGGGTTCTTGCATGCTGCCGTTATCGGGCGGTGCCATGCCGGGTTCACCATTAACGATGGCCTTATTACGCTGGAAAGCGTCGTCAGTCTCAATCAGTTCGTTAACGTTCTCCACGTCGAAGATTTCGAAAGTGTCGCGGAAGAAGTTAAGCCAGTTGACTGCACCGGCAACGACGGGATTAGCGGCAGCGGCCTGCAGCAGCATGACCATGTTCTGCTGTTTAACGCCCTTGCTAACCTTAGTGATTGAGCCACGCGAGCGGGCATCAAAGTTGGCCTGCATATCGCTAAAGCCGAGCGTGTGACGCCCGATGATCTCGCCGCCAGTTATCGGGTCACGCTGTGCGGACCGACCTAGAATGGTGATTTGACGAGGAAGGTCCAAGTGCTGCTTATCAAGCGCAATGAACATGTCGGCAAGAGGCTCGACGTAATCAACCTCAGCGAGGCGAGCCTCGAGCAACATGCGACTAGCCCCGGCTTCTGAACGCACAAGCACTGATCGCGCTGTTTCACGCGAACCCGGCTGGGCGATGCCCATGCCGGTATCTTCGGCGATGCCGGTCGCCATCTGCGCCCACTGCCACAGTTCCTGAGTCTTGGCGGTTCCCATTTCGATCCCGCGCAAATCGGGCGAGATCGGCATGATGTTGCCCTCGGGCGGGCCCTGCGTCTCGACCATCTTACCGGGGCGGATGAACAGTTTGTCCATGTCGAGGCCCATAGCCTCGTTGATGAAGAACGCCGGATCGCTGAACAAATCGAGCGCGTCAAGCTGCTGGTTGGTGAAACGATTGGCCACAATCTGCATCTTAGCGATCGTTTCGCCCTTGCCCATCGGGAAGAAGTAGTGCGGGTCGGGGCTAGGTGCGTAGTCAACCAGCGGAATGCCGCAGTGCCAGTTCGGATTCGGGATGTTCTGAATCAGGTAGCGACCGTTGGCGACGCTAATGTAACGATCCTCGTAGCCGTCATCGGTCATCTCGGAAGGAACGAAGCCGTACATCTCGTCGATGAAGACCGGTCGGCCCATCGGCTCCTGCTCGAGAATGCGCTCAGGCGCTTCCATAAAGAAGCGGTTCAAACGGTAAGCCTTGAAGTAGTCGTACGCCTCAACTACGCCGCCGCCTTGCTGCTGCATGCGCAGCACTTCGTCAAGGTCGTAGTAACCGGAATACGCGAGCGCCAGGACCTCGCTAAAGTCAAGATAGCGGCGCACGATGAACCATTGCATGGGTGAGGAGCCGATGCCCCGGAGATCGCTGTAGCCCGGCTGTGGGTAGCAATCGAGCAAGTCGAGAATGTCGTAATCAGGCCCGTCGAACTCAACCACGTTCTTTTGCTTGACGATCTGCGTGATGGCGCGGTTGGTGAGCGGGTGCCGAACTTGCTGGCGAAACATGCGATCTTTGGCAACGTACTTCCAACCGACACGAGCGATGCCCTTACCGTAAAGATCGGCGCCTACGAAGAAGTTGTACGACTTCTGCAGGGCGCGAGCATCCTCGAGTTGGGCTTGCGCGAGCGAGGTCCACTTGCGACAAATCGATGCATCATCCGGACCGAATCCGCTGAACGCGACGTAGGGCGCGGTGCCGAACAGAGTCTCGATTTTCTTAGCAACGTCAGACTGAATCGTTGCGAACATCAACGGAATGTGAATGTTGTTGCGGAAATTCTGGAACCGGAAGCGCAACGAGCCACGGTACAAGTTGTAGAGAATGGGCAAACGCGCATGGAAGAACTTGTAGTAAAGCTCGCTGTGCGCCTTACGGTCGCGAACTAGCTTAACCAGTCCGTCTTCCTCGGGTAGCGGAGAATACGGAATCTGGTAGCTGTAAGGAACCGTGCTGCCGTAGGCGGTCGTGCCGTAGGGACCCATTTACACTCGGAGTGGAGCAGGCACCTTGACCCGGACTTTCATACCGCCCGGCATCACGAGGTAACCTTCTCGGATTAAGTGATCAACCAACGACTTAAGGACCTTGACGTCCCACGAGCAGTAATTGAACAACCGCCCCCACTTGCCTTCCTGAGCCAACTCCGGGGCATGAGCGCCATCGCCAAGCTTGCTCAGGGCAATAGTGCGTTCTGCAGTGGGTCCAAGACCCATGCCCTTACGGCGTCCCCGTATACCAACAGCCGATGAAAGGGATGCATAAACATCCCAATGGCTACGCAGATGAAGACGGCGCCCAGCAATCGCTTCGCAGACTGGTACATCAAAATCGAGCCCATTCCAAGTCACCACCATGTCAGCGGACTCAAGATGCGCCACAGCTTCCTCAATTGATTCGTCGTCGTACAAATGCACCCACTGCGTGGTGTTGTCCCATACAGCGAGTGCGCTAATACCCATGGCGAAGCGGTCCCATTTCACCAGTTCAGGATTAATCCGCGTCTCCAGATCGAAAAAGACCACATGGGATGACGGTTCGGGAACCGTAAGCGGGGCCGGTTGCACAGACGGGGGAGGGTCTGCCGAACCGCCATCCCTAGTGATCTCTTCCTCACAAGTTAAGAGTAACATTGGTTAACTGAACGGCCAATTGTCGGTTGAAATGGAATACTGCTCGCGATCGAGGCGAGCGGCGGCATCGTACATGGAGCGGAGTTCGGTGGTGTTCTGGGGCATAAGTCCATTGCGCAATAGTTCGTCACCCGGGCGAAGCGGGACGACTCCTTCCTCGGTGTTGCGGTTGTGAAGCCGCATGGTTTTGTAGATTTCAGGGGCGAAAACGTCGCTAGCAGCGTCGGCGTAATCGTCGTGCTTGCTGTAGCCGATGCGCAACATCTGGGAAATGAGCTTCTTGACGCCTGGAGCGCCCTTCACCAGCTTGACATGGCCCTCGACCCAGAAGGCTGCAGCCTCGAGAATGCGCCGAGTCTTAGCCTTGTTGCCACGCTTCATCACGCACAGCTTGCCGCCAGGGAGAGGAATCTTCTTGTCGTGGCACGCGTTGCGCAGGACCGCTTCCCAAGTGCCGATCTTGCCGCCAGTCTCCTGCTCGTCAGTGATCTTGAAGATGCGCTTATCCTCCTTGCGGTAGCGGAGAATAATGTCGATCAACTTCTCAGTGAAAGTCTCGACGCGCATCTTATTGTCGCCCCAGCCCTCGATGTAGTAGACCAGCCCCTTGCCTTCGGGGTCGTGACCCCACACTTGAATGACTGAATCGTCGCCTCGAGCGATGGATTCTAAAGACTTGAAGGCAGTATCGATATGAATGGTGTAAGTCATATCGCGGGGCAGCTTGTCTTCGTCAACCCAGATGCCCGGGTCGTCCTTACCATTGCCGTCTATCTGGGCCATGGTAAGCGGCTGGTGTTCGCCGGTTCCAGGCTCGTTCATCATTTCGGAAGCGAACTCGAGAGGCTGTGCATCCTCGTAATCATCGAGAGCCTGAGTCGTCCACATGGGGAGCGTGGAGGCGCCGGTCTGAGGATCGCGAGCCTGCCAGAAGTAGACGTGCCAAGAATTAGGATTGCCTGGACGCATGGCCTGCTTGAGGCGCTCATCGAGCAGGGGCATGCCGGACCAGCTAGCTATTCCGTCTTTCTTGACGTCGAGATATGTTCCCGCAACATCACCGTCTCGCTTGCGGGTAAGGGCAACTCCAAGGAAACTGTTGGTACGGAATGCAGGGACGAGCGCTGCAATCGAATTAATGATTGCCGCGAGCCAACCGCCGCCAGCATCGCGAAGCTTTTCTTCCGAGGTAGGGTCATCGATCCAGCCATAATCAGGGTGAAAGCCGGTGACACCTGCACCCACAGCCCAACAAAGAATCGAAGGGTCCGTGAGGGCCAAATTGCGCCTGCGTGCGTGTACGATTGCACCATCGGTCCACTCCCGGTCACGCGACTTCCAGTTGCCGTAAAGCCATGTGAACCACGCGTAAGGTGAGCCGCCTTCAAGGATGGACTTAATCGGGTCAAGGAAGCGCTCTGCCTTGTCCATGACCTCGGACCCGATTAACCCACAGAGATCAGGTTCCATCAGCATTGCCCAAATCGTGGAAGACTTGGTGCAACAGAAAGTCTTGCCGGTGAAACGCGGCAAGATAGCCATCAACTTCTTACGCTCGAGGATACCGCGCTGAGTCTTATCGTACCAATCGATGTGATGGAACTGGAGCCACGTGCAGAAGGGGCGGTGAAGAGCGGGCTGGAACCACTGGTCCCTGGGGTTGGACGCCATGTAGGCGTCAACGCCCATCGCGACCTTGTTAAACCAATAGAACGAATCGGGATGAGTTACACGACGACCCTCGTCGTCGAGCAAACCATAGGGAGCGCAGATTGCGCGCCAGAGTTCGCGCTCTTCCTGCAAGTCCCAGCCGAATTCGTCGGCCATTAGGCACTGCGCTTTCTGGCACGCTTAGCCTCGCTAATCGCGATAGCGATAGCCTGCTTGCGGTTGCGCACGAGCGGGCCGGACTTGGAGCCGGAATGGAGAGTCTGACCCTTAAACTCGCTCATGACTTTGTGTTCCTTATCGCGAGCGGCGGATTTGACGCTTGGGGACTGACGAGCCACTGGATTCCTCGGGCATTTTGACGTAACGGAATGCCGGTCCGTGGTGAATGTCGCCGTTAATGGTGACCAAGATTACCCAACCCAAAGGGACTGTCGTAGATTGGCGCAGCGTATGCTCCTTCTCCTTGTCGTCGAACCAGCTGTCGCCGCTGATCACCAATGCGGGGGGCCCGCCTTCGAGGCGGAGATTGGAGAAATATCCCGCCGACTTGATGACCTGAAGCGATCCGCCAGATTCGCCCGGTGTAGCTACATCGTCGGGATCGCCGGAAGCATCATACCACAATACTTCCATCAGCGGGGGCCACACCAGCTCCTTGTTCTTCAACTGACGCAGCAGCTTCTTGAGCAGCGCTTGCAGCTTCATGCTGAGATTCCTCGAATGCGGTGAGCGAAGCCTGAACAACCTTGGGCCCTGCGGCAATCATGAGCTTAGACAGACGATTGACCGCAAGGAGAAACGACATGGGCTTACCGGGGCCAAGCTCAACTTGCTGGCCCATTTGGGCCTCGAGAGCTCGAAGCGAGTTGAGCGCAGCGATACGCGCCATGTCAGCAATGCCCGGCTGCTGAGCGATGGCGGAAAGGAGAGCGGCCTGTTGACCAGGATTAAGACGCTGAGCATCGCCGCCCTGGACTCGCTCGAGCAAGGCGTCGATATCCAATTGACCAACTCCAGGGGAGAAGCGTGCATTGGCGCCGGGGCGGGTAAAGGAGGGGGAGATAGCTTGGCCCTGGTTTTCGGCGGCAAAACGCTCTGCGGCGCGAATCTGGCCAACGAGAGCCTTGGAGGCGCCGGTAGCGGAGCGAATCTGGTTGATGGATGCGTGAGGATTGTCCTTCATGAACTGCCGGGTGAGCGTGGTCTTAAGGCCGGAGGTAGCCGGGCGCTGGTAGCGAGGGGGCGCGTCGGGATCGCCCACTCGATTAGGAACCGGGGGCGGGGAAGGAACTTCAGGCTGGTCTGCCATTGGCTATCTCCTCTCTAAACAAGCGTAGCAAGGCTCGAGAGAGCGCGCAATAGGAACCTGGAATATCCAGTCGCCGACGAAATCTCCTGAGTGGATTGTTTTTTTTAGCTGGGGGGTGATACTCCGGATGCATGCTAATCCGTTAGCATGCCTGCTAGCACGCTGCTTGCTCTAGCAACGCACGTGCCAACGTGCACGCAGTCACTCACTGCAGTGCAGGAGGTCCCAAGCACACGCAAAGTGATGGGTCCTAGGTTAACGCGTTTATGCACGATGCGCACGTGCAAATTGCAAGCAACCGCATGCACGCAAGCCCGGAGGTCCAGCTGTGCGTGGATCGCAGCTTGGCACGTGCTTTGCTCCTCTTTCCTGGTGCGCCGATTGACGGCGACACGGAGGCACCAATGCAAGAACGCACCATCACCTGCGCAGACGGACACGAACCACTCAACCCGACGTGCACCCTCTGCAACGAGATCGCGTCATGAACGACAAGCGACGTAAGGACGAGGAAGACCTTAAGACGCACCGAATCAGCGTCGCGTACCACTCGATCAGCCGCGCAGTGGAACAGCTTGACCTAGCTGGTCAAGGCCACGCAGATGACTGCGCATGCGCTCTGCATCGTGCACACCGTAAGGCTTGCACGGTCGCTTGCGATCTCCACGCCTTGATCCAGGCCCGTCAGAACTACGCGGTACGCGAGGTCTAACGGCACGCTTCTTGCTTCATTAATAAGGTGCGACGCAAGGCAGCGACGCACTTGACACGACGCACCGACTCGTGGTACAATCGGTGCACACCAACAAGGAGAGTTCGCCATGAAATACCTCGTGGCCAAGGCCAACGAAACTGCCCGCGCCTTCGTTGCGAAGCTCGACAAGGAACAGCCGGGCTGGATTATCCTCTACCGCACCAATGATTACTACATCGCTTGCACACAACGCGATCTCTACAACCACCTATCAAAGGCGGTGATAGCATGACCGTCATCTTCAGACGCGCCTTGACCCTGATGGAACGCCACGACTGCGACTCGACAGGCTGCATCCTCCCTGCTGGCTTCAGTCTGCAGGAGGGTCCACTCGAGGTCTTCGTCTGCAGCGTGCACGATCAGCAGTGCACCTTTCAATCCAAGTGGGAAGGCTGCGAGGTTCTCGACGTTTCCTACGAG